TATGGGTTTTTCCCATTTCTTCCACCACTCTCTTTTTAATATTGCTGTTTCTTCAGATGTTGGATTTTGTTGATACTGGGCTTGCCATTTACTTTCACTAATGGCTGCCTTAACTTTTAATAATTCTTCTGCTTTCCAATATTCTGGCCATACAGGATTACCACTTGGCATAATGGCAGGAAACTCAATAACCTCCCATTGATCTCCTCGATCACTTTTTGCCTGAGCTCTAATCAATTGACCTGTTAAATCTTTCTCCGACCATCGTGTCATGACAACCACAATAGCACCGCCAGGTTGTAAACGCTGACGAGGGCCTGAGGTATACCACTCGTACGCATTATCCATTGCCGTTGCACTTAGGACATCTTGCTCTGTATGAGGATCATCAATTATTAATAAATCTGCACCACGACCGGTAATCGCTCCACCTACACCCGCTGCATAATACTCACCCCCATGATTTGTTTCCCAACGACCAGACGCTTTAGAGTCACTAGCAATGCTCACATCAAATACCTGTTGAAATAAACTATCATCAACTAAGTGTTTCATTTTACGACCAAAGCGTGTAGCGAGTTCCGTGTTGTGTGAAGTTTGAATTATTTTTAATTTAGGATTCTTACCGATCATCCATGCAGGAAATAAGTAAGATGCGAACTCCGACTTTGTATGTCGAGGAGGCATGTTTACGATTAATCTTTTTATTTCACCTGTAGCTATCTTTTCGAACTTTTCGGCTATCTGTCGATGATGTTTACCATCAATAAAATCGGGCCAGACATGTTTGACAAAAGGTATAAATTTTTTTTCGCAATTTTCTAAAAATTGTAAACGCTCGGAGATAAGTTGTTGTTCTAACTCTTCTCGTTGAAGCGAATCAAGATCCGTGGTTCTAGCAACTTGGTTCATTCTTCTTCATAGTAATTCATGACGAACTGCACTTTTTCACTATCCTTCTCCAACTGTTTTGCAAAGTGTCCAAAGTAGTCGTGCATCATTTTACAAAAAGTTATTTGATGTTCTTTACTGCTATCCATCATCTGTTTGAGATCCTCGGAACTCGTATAAAGGATTGCATCAGGATGTAAACCAAACCAATTTTTTTTATCTTCACAAACGTCAAAAACAATATTAACCTGAGGAACAAGATCATATCTCTCT